ATGGATCTTTACTTATCGGAAGCAATGGAAAAATTCCATCAAAAACAAATCAAGTATTATTTAGATTAATTCATGATAATTTTGAAAATATACCATTAAACAATGACATTTATACTATTGATCCCCACTTCGAAAATAGACCTAGTGCATCTGGAGTGGCATTAGCAGTTGTATTTGAACAGGCAAGTGATTCTGAAAATAAAGCATATTATTTAAATTCTCCAGTTGAAATTAATAACCTTGACGGAAAATATACGAAAATAAAATATATTAGCGTTTGGCTTTCCACGGCAACTGCTTCATTTGAAAATATTAAGATGAAGCCTACTATTACGAGGGGGAGGATAACAGAAAAGCGTGATTTTATATCCCAGAAATTAAGCATGGATGCAATCTTTGAGAGAACGAGAAATTCGTTAAATATCGTTCATTTGCCATTAAAAGAAACGAAGACGCTAACACTTGCTCAGATTTATAACTCTTATGCAAAGCAAAATGATGTTTTATATGTGACTGTCATAGATTATAGCGATTCAAAATCATATAAGTCATCAACTATGCTTTTATTTATAGATGATTTTCAAATTTATGCGATTTCGACCGAAGGATTGCTAAAATATGAAAATGTTAACGATAAGTGGGAAGTCATTATTCCGAGGGTATCATTATGATAAAATATGTATTTAGGCAGTTGTTGTGTAAACATGAATATGTAAATACAAATGAAATGTGGTCATTTTTTGGACAAGAACATATAACAAGGTTATGTGTAAAATGTGGAAAAAAAATTTATTAAACTCTGGTTTGTGGTCTTAAAGAAATGGGGATTAAAATGCTTTGATTTATGCCGGATGTAGTGTATAATGGTGTCAACAAAATAAAGCAGTGCCATAGCGCCGAATGATTAGTCTATCAGATTAATTGTCCGGCGCTTTTTGCGTTGCAAAATGGCACAAATGCGAGAACGGATAGACATATAATATTTTATATACAGAAGAAAGGAAGATGATCCAATGGAGATGTTAAAAGAAACGTACACGATTGCTTTGCCTATCGTTCTGACAGCATTTATGGGATACATAGTGTGGCTTTTGAAAAATCAGAAGTCAGACAGAGATGCGAATAGTAGAGGAACGATGCTTTTGCTTCGAGTACAACTGATCGAGTACCATGATAAATACATGGCTCTCAAAGAAATTCCATCCTATGCCTACCAGAATTTTATGGAAATGTACGATGCCTATCATGCGTTGGGCGGAAATGGAATGGTCACAAAGATGAAAAATGAGATTGAAGAGCTTCATCTGAAGCAGAAAGAGAGGATTTAAACATGACAGATTTAGGATTTTTAACAGAATTTATGGTGCCGGTGATCGTAGGCATTTGCCTTTGTGTAGGGTATGTCGTAAAGAAGTGGATTAAGGATGTGGATAATAAATACATTCCTAC